TAGCACTGCAGGAGTAAATAATATCCTTACACTAGAAACCCTAACTGATGGTAATATCATGAACAACTCAGGTTCAGTAGATGCATCAGGTTCATTAAATGATAGTGGAAGCTCATATAACATTCGTTGGGAAATTGCTTCTCCTAATACTGCTTCAGGTACATTTTCATTACTGATTCGTAGAGGAGATGATAATACTGCTAATCCTGTTATTTTAGAAACTTGGACTAATTTATCTTTAGATCCTAATCAATCCAATTATATTGAAAAGGTTATTGGTAACCAAACATTTACTGTTAGAACAGATTCTTCTACAAATAGTCTTTACCTCCAACCTACAGGTAGTTATAGAGTTAAAAGTAAATACATACGTGTAAAAGCAGTAAACCAGAAAACACCAAATTTCTTTAATAATGCTGGTGCTCCTACACCTGCATATACTGGTTCTATTCCAAGAGTCCAAAGTGGTGCATTTGAATCAGCAAGTGGAGCTAGTATTCCTACATGGGCTGCTAATTATTATGAAAATATGGCTGGTTCTAATATTCAAGGAATTAGCCCTAATGATTATACTCAATCATTTAATATTTTAGCAAATAAAGATGATTACAAATACAATGTTATTTCAGCCCCAGGATTAATGCTTGGTGAAACAGGCCATGCTGCTCCTCTTAATTTGTTAATTAATAATACTCAAAATAGAGGAGATGCTATTGCAGTAGTAGACTTAGTAAAATATAACAGTACACTTATAGCAGCTACTCAACAAGCAGCAAATCTTAATACTAGCTATGCAGCAGCATATTGGCCTTGGATTCAAATTACAGACCCTAATACTGGAAATTATGTTTGGATCCCACCATCTACAATGATCCCAGCAGTATATGCTTATAATGATGCTGTATCTGCTCCATGGTTTGCACCTGCAGGTTTAAATCGTGGTGGTTTAAGTCAAGTAGTAATGGCTGAAAGAAAACTCACAGCGTCAGATAGAGATGCACTTTATACCGCTAAAGTAAATCCAATCGCTACCTTCCCAGCAACTGGTGTTGTAGTATTTGGTCAGAAAACATTACAAACTAAAGCTTCTGCACTAGATCGTGTAAATGTTCGTCGTTTGTTAATTGCACTTAAGAATACTATTTCTGATATATCTAATACTTTAGTATTTGAACAAAATACATTAGCAACTAGAAATACATTCTTAGCTCAAGTAAACCCATATCTTGAAAGTGTACAACAAAGACAAGGTTTGTATGCATATAAAGTTGTTATGGATGAAAGCAACAACACCCCAGATGTAGTTGATAGAAATCAGTTAGTAGGTGCTATTTACTTACAGCCTACAAGAACTGCAGAATTTATTATTCTAGATTTCAATATCTTACCAACTGGAGCTACTTTCCCATCATAAAAATGAAAATTGATAATATTTATAAATAAAAACAAGATACTGACATGGCTATTTTAAATCCAAACGAAATATTTTTTACCGCCTTTGAACCCATATTAAAGAATAGATTCTTTATGTATTTAGACGGTATGCCCAGTTACTTAATTAAGGGAGTTAGTGGTATGGGGTTTGCTCAAGAAGAAATTACAATGAACCACATTAACGTTTACCGCAAAATTAAAGGTAAATTGAAATGGAACGATATTACTCTCACACTCCATGACCCAATCACCCCATCAGGTGCTCAGGCAGTAATGGAATGGGTACGTTTACACCACGAATCTGTAACAGGTCGCGATGGATACTCAGATTTTTATAAGAAAGATGTTAAAATTGATGTATTAGGCCCTGTAGGTGATATAGTACGTGAATGGATTATAAAAGGAGCTTTCATTAAATCAGCTGAATTCGGTGAATTTAACTGGGATACAGAAGCTGAAGCACAAAACATGACGTTAGTACTTGGTATGGATTACTATATCTTGAATTACTAAGATTATTTTATAAATTTATATAAAGAGCTTGAGAGAAATCTCAAGCTTTTTTATTTTTTTCTATTTTTTATATATTTATATTTGAATATAGTTTTAACCCAAATAAAAATCTATGAGTAATTCAAAACCAACTACAGAAAAAGACAATTCGTCTAAAGAAGTTATTAAATTTCCTACTGAAATTATTAATCTACCCTCTAAAGGATTATTATATCCTAAAGATAACATCCTCTCCCAAGGAAAACTTGAAATGAAATATATGACGGCTAGAGAAGAAGATATTCTCACTAACCAAAATTATATTAAATCAGGTATTGTAATTGATAAATTGTTACAAGCACTTATTGTAACCCCTATTAATTATGATGATCTACTTGTTGGAGATAAAAACGCAATCATGATCGCTGCCCGAATCTTAGGATACGGATCAGAATATACTTTTGAATATGATGGTGATTTAGTAGCTATAGATTTGTCTAAACTTGAAGAAAAACCATTAAATGAGGATTTAATTACTCCCAATGTAAATGAGTTTACCTTTACTCTACCACATTCTAAAAACGTTATTACGTTTAAAATCCCAACTCATGGAGATGAAAAGAAGATTGAATCTGAAATTAAAGGATTACAAAAATTCAGTAAAATTGCTTCTCATGAATTATCTACTCGTTTAAAGCATCTTATTACTGCAGTAAACGGAGATACAGAAAGAAAAACAATTCGTGAATTTGTTGACAATTATTTCCTAGCTAAAGACTCAGCTGCATTTAGAGATTATCTTCGTACAGTTAGTCCAGATATGAATCTTAATATCAGTTTTGAAACTGAAAGTGGTGACCTAGTGGAGGGGGTCAGATTACCAATGAATACTAGCTTTTTTTGGCCTGACGCAGGTGTACAGAGTCAATCTGTTTAAACAGATACATGATATCGTATTCAATGGTAAAGGAGGATACGATTGGTATACTGTATATGAAATGCCCATTTGGCTTAGGAATCTTACTCATAAATTGATAGCAGATGATTATGCTAAAGAAAACCAACGTTACCAAGAATTATATTCAAAAGGTAATAAAGGTAAAAAAATGGCTAATTCAACATCTACTACTAATATTGACATAGCTAATCCAAATCAAGCGGTTATTAGTGCTTTAAAAAATAATCAACGAATTTAAAAAGGTATCACAAAAGTGGTACCTTTTAATATTTATAATAAAATTAACCTATTAATTTTCATAATATATGCCCCCTATAGGAGCTGTTGGTAAAGTTGTTGGTAAAGCAGGTAAAACCGCTGCTAAAACAGGTAAGGCTGCTGCTCAAGCTGGAAGCAAAGCCGCTAAAACTGGAGCTGATGCTGGAGGCAAAACTGCGGATGCAGGTAAAAAAGCAGCAGATAATTTAAAAGCAGCTAGTTCTGAACAAGCTAAATTAAATAAATTAGCCCAAGAACAACAAAAACAACAAGAAAAAAATAATAAAGCCACCCAAGACCAAGCAAAAAAACTACAGGAAGCTGCAAAAGAAAGTAAAAAAGTAAATGATAATGTTAAAAACACATCATCTGCTTTTTCAAGTTTAACCCCTAAGTTAAAGCAATTAGCAACTTCAATGGGGAAAGTGGGGATGGAAGCCGCTAATATTCCTAAACAAATGGGAAAATTAGGAGGAATGATTGCAGGTACAATGTCTCCTTTAGCAAGTATGGCTAAAAGATTCCTTAGTATAAGTTCAATTGTAGGTTTTTTACAACAAGCATATGCAAGAGGACAAGAAGCTGTAGTTAGACTTAGTAACCAAAATGTTGAATTAGCAAGAACAATTGGTTTAGCTCAAGGAGCAGCAAGTGGACTAGCAGGACAGGCTCGTGGTATCGGTGCTGCTATGGGTATTACTAATGGTCAAGCAACCCAAGCCATGGGTACTATATACGCTGCATTAGATTCTACCGAAAAACTAAGTGGTAATACTCTAAATACATTCATGAGATTAAATGTATTTGCAGGAGTAACCGCAGATACATTAGCCGAATTATCTCGTACCTCTAAAATTACAGGACAAGACGCCGGTAAATTTGCAGAAGCAGTAGCAGATACTTCATTAAGCTTCATCAAAGCCAATAAAATGGCAGTTAGTATGAAAAGCGTAATGGAGGGTGTAAGTAAAGTATCTGCCACTATGAAAATTAATTTAGGTGGATCTGCTGAAGCAATTACAAAAGCTGTATTAACTTCTAAAAAATTAGGTATGGAACTTCAAAAAATTGAAGACATAGCTAATGGTTTATTAAATTTAGAAGATTCCATAGCAGCAGAAATGGAAGCAGAATTACTTACTGGTAAAGATTTAAATTTAGAAAAAGCAAGAGAAGCAGCATTAAATAACGATAATGTTACTTTAATGGAAGAAATTGCTAAAAATGTAGGGACTGCTGAGGACTTTGCAAAAATGGGAAGAGTCCAACAAGAAGCATATGCTAAAGCAGTTGGTATGAGCAGAGATGAATTAGCTCAAACTTTAGCTAATCAAAAATCAATAGTAGCAGAACAAGGTAACTTAGTAGATGGTCAAAATGATGGACTTAAATCAATGCAATCTACTGCTTCTGCTGGTGAAGCACTTCAAGCTAGACAAGAAGCAATGGATGCTGGTTTTATTGGTATATATAATGCCTTAAGACCTCTTGTCTATGCTCTTCAAAACATGGCAGTCCAAATTGCAGGTCCTGTAGCAAAAGCGTTAGGTGCTTTAGTACCAATTATAATGCCTATAGTTAAATTATTTTCTGAAGTTCTTGATGTACTTGGAGATTTATTAGTAGAAATGCTTCCTCCTCTTGTACAAATACTTGAAGGATTAGTAGATGCGGCTAGGCCATTTTTAGAAGGTTTTATGGAGTTAGTTAAAGCCGTTATGCCTGTTATTATACAGATATTAAATGCTGTAATTCCTCTTATTAATGCCTTAGTAACCGCATTTCAACCATTTTTTGAAGCAATTTCAAATTTAGTTCAATCATTAGCTCCTTCATTAGGTAAACTTATAGAAGCTATTGTTCCTGTACTTATTGAAATTGCTAATGCTGTAGCCCCATTCCTTACAGCTTTTGTAGATATGGCCGCAAAGTATCTCCCACAAATAGTTGATCTTCTTGTTAACCTAGTCCTCCCAGCAATCCAATCTATTCTTGCTGCTATTAAACCTCTTTTAGATCTTTGGATACAGTTAGCAGACAAAATTATGCCTATTTTAATAAGCATGATAGAAACACTGGTTCCTATTATAGTTAAAATTGCAGAAGCTGTAGCTCCAATATTGGAATCATTTATGAAATTGGCAATAGAACTTATGCCAACTATTCAAAGTATATTGTCACTTGTTGGAGAGACAATATCAATCATTATTGATCTACTTAAACCTATACTAGATATATTTGTACAATTAGTACAACAATTGCTTCCACCTATATTAAGTATATTCGAAACCTTAATCCCAGTCATCAATAATATTTTAAAATCACTTCAACCATTTTTTGATGCTTTAAAAGAAATGATGGCTAGAATATTACCAGTTATTGCTGAAATATTTATGAAAGTAGGAGAACTTGTAGGAAGATTATTTGAAAAACTTCAACCTGTTTTGGATATGGTTATCCAATTAGCTGTAGATTTATTACCTATTGTAGAGGAAATATTTATGGCTCTTCTTCCTGTAATAATGTCATTAATGGATGCTCTTATGCCTATTTTAGATATCATAATAGCAATTATTAAACCTATTCTTGCTGTTCTTATACCTATAATTAAATTTTTAGCTTCATTGTTTGCTGATATAGTACAAATAATAGCAGGTATGTTGAAGTTTGTATTTGATATAATAGGGGCAATAGGTGAATTTTTAGTACCAATAGTTGAATTTGTTGCTGGAATATTTACTACTATTTTTGGAATTATAGGAACAATGATAGATGCTATAAGTTCATTTATAGATCTTATTGTTGATGGAGTTGTAGGAGCAGTATCTTGGGTAGGAGATGCATTCAACTCGGTTGGTGATATTATCAAATCTGTAGGAAGTTCTATTAAGGCTTTCCTTCTTGCTCCTATTAACGCCATTATTAATGGAATAAACTGGTTTATTGAAGGTATAAACGAAGCCCTCCATATTAAAATGCCAGAGTGGTTAGGAGGAGGAGAATGGTCCCCTAATATTACACCATTAGAATTAATACCTTTAGCAGAAGGTGGTATAGTAACAAGTCCTACAACTGCTCTTATAGGTGAAGCAGGTCCTGAAGCTGTTATTCCATTAGCAGAATTTTCAAATATGCTGTCACCATTATATGAAGCATTACAGATCATTGCTCAAGCAACAACAGCAACTGCTCAAATTTTACAAGTTGTTGGAGAAGCAATACTACAATTAGGTGCATCTGTAATTGGAGGAGCAATTGGTGGTATGTTTGGTGGAGGTGGAGAAGATATTTCTGGTGCTTTAATAAAACAATTTGAAATTATGAATCAAGCTTTAACATACGTTGTTGAAGCTACAAAATTAATCATCCAGTCTTTATCAGCTGTACTTCCTATTAGTGTTGCTGCTGACCAAGCTGCTATTGAGTATTTTAAAGCATCTATGCCTAATAGTGGAGTATCACAAGAAGAAAATTCTTCTATAACTAATAGAATGGATACTTTAATTCAAGGAATAGTAATTGTTGCTGAAGCTAGTGTACGAATGTTAGAAAATAATACTAAATACCATGAAGCTATGATGGAAATTTATCCAAAATTAGTTGATTTAAATAAAGAACAAACTGAAATCTTAGACGAACTTAAAGATAAAAAGGCTATAGTAGAATTAGATGGTAATAAAGTTGGAGAAGTACTTGCTTCAACGTTTTCTGGATTATTCTAATATTTATAAATAAAATTTAATAAAATGGCATTAATAAATTCAATTTCTCAAACTAGTTTAAAACCTACTGACGCACAGTTAAACTATGATGGTGAAGATGTCTCAGCAGCTAACGTAATTCTTACACAAAGCTTGCCAAATACCGATTATAAACCTACTGATGCGCAACTTAACTATGACGGTGAAGATGTTTCAGCAGCTAATGTAATCCTTACACAGAGTTTACCGAATACTGAGTACAAACCTACTGATGCCCAATTAAATTACAATGGTGAAGATGTTTCAGCAGCTAATGTAATCCTTACACAGAGTTTACCAAATACAATTTATAAACCTACTGATGCACAGTTAAATTATGATGGCGAAGATGTTTCTTCAGCCAATATAATTCTTACGCAAAGTTTACCTGAAACAGATTTAAAACCTACTGATGCACAGTTAAATTATAATGGTGAAGACAACACCGCTTCAGTACTTCTTAATCAAAGTCTTCGAGTATCTAAACTTGATATTACAGACGGTATTATTAATGTCCCTGAAGCCAACTATGAACATAAGTGGACACCTGCTAAACAATATGTAAATAATCTCCCTCAATAATATGGGGTTATTAGAACTAGCCAACAACTCTCCAGACTTTTTTTACTACCAATCTAAAGGATATGTTGGTGGTTTAGGAAACTTTTCTGCTAAAAAATTACCATATACTAATGATACCCCTGGAGGAGGAACCAGTAACCAACCTTATATTAAAATTCCAATTCCTGATCTTTTTTCTACTAACCCTCCAGTATCAAAAGATTTTATTTTAAGAGGTGGGGCTAATGCTACAGATAATGGTTACATATCAACAGTTGAACAAAACATAAAACGAATTAATAGTTTTATTACTGATACTAAAAACCCATCATTTGGTTTATTTTTAGACAAACAAAAAGAATTATACAAACAACAATCCAAACTCCCAGGATCAATTTTACCAGCTCGTGTTTATGATCCTAGTAATTTATATATTAACATAGCAGCAGGTTCTAAAGGATTACATGAAGCTGGAAAAGGAGAATCAGTTTTACCTCCATTAGATTTAAGTGCTCCTATAGCACCCCAATTAACTTCATTAGCTTTAGCAGGTCGATTGCAAGGATCTTTATTTGATCCTGTATCATCATATGGATATCAAACTCAAAATATATATAACAATGTTCAAATAGAAAATCCTAATGCAAGTAATAGTGATTTAAATTTTTTACAAACCACTATTTCTAATAGATTAGGTTTATTATGGAAAAGTAAAATAGCATCCCAAACACTTAAAGCTCAAGAATATGTGATAGCTAATAGCTTTAATATAGCATTGTTAAATCCTTTAAATTTATTTTTCTATCCTGAAGGACCTAATGGCCCATTAAATGTATATCATAGAGCTACAAACACATCAGCATGGTCTGATAACCCAGGAAATATAGTACAAATTGGTTCCCCCCCTCAAGTAGGAGGAGCAAGCGCTTGGTTTAATGTTTTTACTAGTAAAACATTATATAAATACAGTGCTGAAAATGTTTTTAGAAATGGTCCTGTTCTTGCATCTAAAGTTAAAGACTTTAGACAAGAAATTATACAAAAACAACCACAAGATCCTAATTCTGTTGCATCTAAAGTTTTATCATTTACTGATTATACTAAATTTAATAGAACTAGTACTTACAAAATGGGAGACCCTGGGAATACTTCTCTTAATAGAAGTAACCCATATAGTATGGCTCCCCTAGGAGCAGATAATCAACCTAGTAAGGATGTAGCAGACCAAATTAATCTTAAACCTATATATTCTAGTGATAATCAACCTGCCCAAGATTTAGCTAATGCAGATTTAGTCCCATTTTTTATTTCAGTTATCAATATAG